TGTATGCGCTCATTTTATATCAACCTTTATCATTTTATATTTAAATTGCTCTTTCTCATATATTTTAACTCTCTCTATAGAGTGTAATAATGTATAGTTTTTTCTACCCTTCCAATGTAGATCGTCAGCTACGTCATATAGAGTAGTGGTCTGACCATTATCTGATTTTCGTAATCCTCGTCCTATAGACTGAAGAACTTTTATTTGACTTTTAGAAGGAGACGCAAATACAATATTATGTAGGTTACGTATATTAATACCAGTACTGAATGTACCTAGAGATGCTACAATGATTGAATTGCTTTGCTTCTCTACTATCTTACGTATTGCTTCTCTATCTGATGTATCTACTTCTCCAGATACAAAGAATACTTTACGTCCTTCTTCTACCTTACTATTTATCAACTCATAGAGAGGTTTGCCATGAGCGTCCACACGGTTAAATAAGACAAGAGTATTTCCCTTAGCAGATAAAGCCAGATTAGAAATGAGCCTGTTACGCCCAGTATTTCCAATAATGAAGTCAATTTCCTCTTGATAAGTTTTCTTTCCAAAATCTTCTCTTACTTCTTTAGTATAGTTTAATAATAGTACTTTAATATCTAGCGGTGCTAGTGTTTCGTTATCTTGTAATTTCTTTGTAGTAGTAACCTGATATACCGGACCAAATAATCCTTCAAGTACTAGCTTATGTGTCTGTGTACCGTCTAATGTACCTGTGAACCCATACCTATATTTAGCTAGGGTAGCTTTGTTCATAATCGAGGAGAGAGACTTTGACTTAAATCCGTGACACTCATCTCCAAGTACCATACCAAACTGTTCAAACCATTTCCGAGGTAATTTATATATTGACTGCCAAGTACTAATGATAATAGCTTTGTTAGTTGACTTATCTCTACCTGAATAAATTTTATGTAATCCATGTTCGCTCATCCCATAATCTAAAAAATCTTGATGCATTTGTTCTACTAAAGACGTGGTAGGAACAATAACTAGAATTCTACCTGCTTTAGGATAGCCTACGCCCTGTGCTATATAATGTAACCAGTATTTAGCTATAAGATAAATTATAAACGATTTACCAGAACCTGTAGGAGATAACAATATTGCTCGAGATCGTGTTAGGGCTGTTTCAATGGCATCGTATTGGTAATCTCGAGGCTGAAATGGAAGCGCTTCGTCAGCAAGTAAATCAGGTATATGTTGAAGAGGTTCAGCTGCCGGAACCGGAAATCCAAAATCAGACTCTTCTGTGTCAACAGAATAAGATCGCTCAATTGCAAACTTTATTAAATAAGCATATAGCCCAGCAGGAAGCTCTCCGTTCATGCGATTAAAAAGTTTTATCTTTCCATCCCAGACGCGATTCTTATATGTCGGCATAAATTTATACCCAGGAACATAGAACGAGAAGTAATCAGATAGCTCAGCTGCATGTCCTGCTTCACAGTCTACATACAACATACTATAATCTTTTAATCGTACTGTAAAGTCAACCATTCTCTTTTAATTCTTTATACTTCTGTCTTACATCTAAAAACTGTTGTAAGTACTCATGGGTGTTAATCTTAAAGATCTGAGGTTCATTGTGATCCACTGTGATAAGAATGACCCCTTGTCTGATAGGGACTCCCGTTCTCTCATAGAAGGCTGCAGCGTAGAACGATGCTTGTATAAAGTAGTTCGTTATCCACTCTATCTTCTTAGGTTTACGAGATGTTTTGAAGTCAACAATAGATAACTCTCCATCAAACTCAGCTATACAGTCAACCTGACCAGCACATTTAAGTCTATCGCTATAGAGATATTCTTCTTGGAACCATACATTATCTAATCTTTTATCAATGATATCTTTTAGATGACTGAATGTGTATAGGTTATTAGGCATAGCCTTACCTTTCCAATCATCTACATTATCTATATAGTCCTCAGCTAACTTATGTACAGACGTACCTCTTGTAGCAGCTTGATGAGATATCTTATTAGCTTCTTCCTCACCAACTCTTTTACGCCAACGCATGATAGAATCTACACTAAGAATATTCAATACTGTTGTGATAGAAGGATAAGCATTACCGTCTGGGGTAAAGTACTTACGACCTTTCTCAGTAGTTTTTCTAGTCATTTTAGGTAGAGTGATACCATGATCAACGTGGGTAAACATTATTAGTTACCTGCCTCAAATTGTTTCCATTTTATAATATTGCCGATAGTCTGATGTCGCCAATTTAGATTGTTTACTATCTCAGTAAGAGTTTCTATTACAGTCTTCCAATACTGAACTCTCTCTTCGCTTTGTTGGATCTCTGGATCACTATCATAGTAGTATTCCATCTCACCTTTCATAACCTTTAGTCCGTCAAACGGATCAGGTTCCCATCCAAGAGCTTCTATAGACTCTCTATCCATCTTACCATTATAGTATAGCCATTTTTTCTTTAGTAACGTCTTCTGTTTAAACTCAGAACGTTTCTTAGCTAGCTTAGCCTCTGCTAGCCACTGTAGGTATTTAGCATGTAATGTAGGAGTAGCTCTCGACGTTTCGTCTAAAGCAGTTCTTTGTATAACACTATCATTCGCCCATTCTTCTAGAATGTTTTTCAAATCCATAATATAACCTCATTATTTAATCTAATTCAAAGTAAGAGAACCTAAACGTAACTGGGAAAGTAATTGCAATAGTATCACCAGCAACAGCTGACATATCCATCTGACCTAAGCTTGTCGGTACACAATCTATATATCTGATCGTTCTAGTAACATTATTATGACTGCTCAACATCATCAGAGTTATATCTGTAGTTGTAGGTGGAGTAGTATCTGTTACAGATCTATTTAGTCTAGACTTCTCAGGCTTCTGTACCATTCTATGTAACCAATTGTACATCTCAGTATACGAATTCATATTCTCGTCAACTACTATTATAGCTTCTAGTTCACCAAAAGTCAACTTGTCCCCAGGTATAGCAATATTACCAATACGTGAATAAGGTAATTCTGTAACTGGTACTGAGATATTAGGATGAGATACATTCTGACAAAAGAACTCTAGATTAGCAAAGTTCTTTCTATCTACAAGAAGTTTAAACGCAGTAGGTTGTAATAGATTAAGATTATTTAATCCAGTTGTTGTACCTGTAAGTGCTGTGTCTACATTGACAGTAGATGTTGGATCTAATGTTGGCATTATATGTCTCCTATTCACGTGTATTTATATAGATAAATAACCTAGTTATTATGGAGAGTAAAATGAAAAGTCAATATGAAATTGTCGCTCCTTTCTATCAACAACAAGAATCTAATGAACCTAAACTGTACTCTGCAGAAGACGGTCATAGATATGCTATGTTTGTAAAAGGAAATGATCATCTAATCAATGGTAGAACATATTGTTTTAAAGATGAAGATGGTAATTATGTTAGCTCATTTGTTAGTCAGTATTCAGATATTATAGAAGACAATCTAGAGCCTGGTATAAAAGCTGGAGTAAGAGCCTTACATAAGAAAGGATATCTAACCTTTACTTCTTGTCAAGGTCATGATGATTCTAAGCACAGATATATCGGTGTACTTTTTAATAATAAAGAACAAAAAGAAACATTTATATCAGAAGTAAATAAACTAAAATGTGACACATATTGGTACGACAATGTTATTAATACAGTTGAAAGACCTTGTCATGAAGTACCTTGGTGGTCTGAAGGTGGTATTACATTACATATAGTTTATGATGATCAGTTATATCATCAATCTTCTCAACAGCGACGTAGACAAAAACCATATACAGATTTAGAATTAACTAAGTTCTGGAATATACAAACTAACCGTAACTATCAACACTATGAATGTGTAGTGCTGTCGTTTGGATATCCTATGTTAGAGAAGAGCATATGGGAACGAGCACATAAGTCTCTATTCTATAATCATTATAAAGTTACTAGTGCTTATCATGAGTTTGTTTCTAAAGCTCACAACCTACCAGAGTATTTGGCATAAAAAAAGGGCGGCCGAAGCCGCCCAAGTTATTTTCCGTATCTAAGCCCTATGCTGGGTTTAAGATATTGTCTACGCGGAAGATTCTGTAGTACTGGTTAGCACGTGCTGTACCAATATCATCGCCAGGTGTTGCGCCTACGAATGGGTTTGCAACCATACCGTAACGAGTTTTAAACCCGATGCGTGGTTGGAAATCATTCTCGCCAACTGCACGAACCATTGTTAATGGTACGTATGGGCAATAGAAGATACCTGCGTCATATGCGTTTGTACCTTTGTATCCAACTGTGATATAATCAGCAGTTGCATATGGGTCGATGTATACTTTCATACGACCGTTTAAAGTACCAGCAAATGTGTTACCTGTGTCATCTACATTTAACGCAGTGTTCATTGCAGGTGTATAGTCTAGCATACCTGATGCTGACAATGCTGTTGCAACGTCTGAAGAACAGATAACGATGTTACCTTTTCCTCTACGAGTGTCTTTTGCGATTTGGTTAGCTTCACGATCAAGCTGTACAACTAGACCTTTGAATTTCTCAGCTGACCAACGACCATCTGCATCTGTTGATAGATCAAAGATACCATTTTTAGTTGCGTTAGCAGTTGTGAAACCAGTTTTAGCACGAGAGTTGATTGTACGAATCACTTCACGGTTAATTTCAGCTAAGATTTCTGTTGACAAGATGTTTGCCAATTCTGTCTCAGCGTCTAAACCATGAATCGCTTTCAAGTCTTGAGCTAGCTCTAGTGTGTATTCAGCTTTCAAAGCACGTGACTTAGCTGTCACAGTTGCTTTTTCAATGGTGAAACCCATTTCAGCGAAAGAAGACTCACCAGTTGTACCAAGTTGCTCAGCATTCGCAGTTGACATACCGCCACCGAATGTTGGGATAGCACCAGCTGAATCAACGTTAGCTAATCCACCTACACCTGAACCATCAGCGCCTTGTGAAGCTGATGAATCGCCTGAGAAGCCACTTACTGCTTCTGGGAACAATGCTTCATCACCTGATGTAGCGCCTGCACGTGTTGTTTTGTACTTTGACTTCATTGCGAAGATCAAGCCTGTTGGACCTGACATTGGCTGAACACCACATACGTCATAAGCCATCATGTTTGGCATAGCACGACGTACTAGTGAGATTAGTACTGGGTTCCAGTTAGCTGCAACTGATGTGTTATTAGCTGCTGCATCTTCCGTCATCATTGAGGCTTGTTCGCCTTGCTCACGGATTGCTTTTTCTGTGTTCTCAAGAACAACAGCAGTAACGGCACGTTTGTGTGCGTCACCAATGTTTCCGGCTGACTCTTCGTTCAATACCGGAGACCATTTCTCTACGAGACGATCATAAGTTTCCATAATTGGATCTCCTAATTACTTATTTGTGTTTGCGTAATGCGTTAATGTACTGTTCCATCATTGGAGATACTTCTACTTCATCTGAAGTGTCTGTTTCTTCTGTGATAATGGACTCAGCTGTTTTTGTTTTGCTGAAATATGATTCTTTCAACGTAGCAACTTTCTGTGAGAAAGCTTTTTCGTTTTCGAAATCAACTGATTCAGCAAGTGATGTTAGCTTTTCAACTTGTGTTTCTGCTAAGTCTTTTGACGCTTCACGGATAACCGCTGCACGCTTCAAAGATACTAGCTCTTCACTAATTGCTATAGCTTTTGCTGTAGCTTCGTTAACTTGAGCTTCTAACTCTTCGTTAGTTTCTGCTAATTCATCAACTAGGTCGATTTTGGAATCAGGAACAGTAATATAAGATTCTGTGAACACGTCTTTCAACTTGCTCATAAAGCCTTCTGCAATCTCGGTACGAAGACCTGTTTGGATTGCTACTTTGTTGTCTTCCATCCATGTTTCAACTACATAGTTAAGATAGCTGTCTACTTTCTCTACAAGATCTGCTTTCGTTGTAGATACTTCTTCTGCTAATTGCTCAGCATATTCTGTTTCTAAACGATCGATCTCTTCAGAGATTTTTGACTTAACCGCTGCTTCAAAAATTACCGCTGTTTTGGCTTTAAAGTCTTCGGACAGTGTTGCCTCAGATTCTACAAGCGCATTCAGGTCGTCACTAAAGTCTCCATCAAAATCTACATCTTCGGCCTTCATTGCCTTGCCAGCAGCTTTTAATTCAGACGGTTGGCTGTTACTCTTGTCACCCTTGCGCTTTGGCGCTTTAGGTCCCTTCTTCTCAGCTGCATCTACAGATGCAATTGATTGAGCTTCAGCATTCTTCGGATCGTGAGCTTCTTCGATTTCCTCGTCGAGCACAACATCCTGGTCTACTTGATCAGTCATAATTGACTCCTTACAATTTAGTTTTCATTAACGAGAGGAAATTCTTAAACTCACGTGCCTGTGCCTCATAAAGGTCAGCACGTGGAGCCTTCTTAATTTCAGTCTCCATTTGTTCAATTACTTGAGGTTCAATAATGCCATTGTTCCAAACCCATTCTACACCTTCCATTATACCATTTACGAAAGCTGTTGGTGCAGAGGGATCTTGTACGATATCAACCGTATTAAGAACGAAGTCGTCTTTGACGAACATTATGCCATTTTTTTCCTCAAGGCTACCCATACCACGAGTTGACACTCCTAGTTGAACACCACCTTCAAGTAATCCCTTAACGATATTACCCATTGGAGTATCCAATACTTGTGCCTTTCCTACAACATCATTCCCTTTCCAAGAAAGTTCTGTGATCTTGTGTGAAACTTTATCCAGATTTACAGTCGGTCCTTCTGGGTGATTCAATTCACCTACCGCTCTGTTCTGGGAAACTTGTTCTGTAACGTACTTATCTACTGCGCCTTCCATTATGGCTTTTGGATAGATACGTCCATTTCTATTCTTTGCTTCGGACTGCATGAACACACCTTCTATAAAGTGGTTCTTTGTACCATCTTCTTTAGCTTCTACGATACATTCAATATTCTGTTCGTTATATTCTGCTATTAATTTCATGCTCTTGCGTCCCAATATGTTTTACTAATCTCTCCGTGATCGACATTACCGCTACCTACTCTGCGACAACGTACATACACGGAATGACCATGTGAAGTTCTTATACCATTCGTTGATTTCTGCCACAATGCGCGCATTGGGTGATTAACACCTGGATCTGGAGGAGCATTATCATACTCGTACTGATCGTTATTAGGTATTGCTACGAATGCCATTTTTAACCTTTATATGTCTTAACAAACTGTTTAGCCATTTTCTCTGCTTCACGCTGAGTTCTATAACTGTCTAGTCTATCACCATCTAAGTATACCACAAACCCTGCTTTTTCTTTATGTATCATCACAGGTATGCGATCTATTTTTTTGTTAAAGACCATTTGACCTGAAGGATGTCTACCTAGCTTTTCTCTTAACTCAGTGAACGTTCTCATTCCAACTGCCTTGTCATGTTTATGGTTTATTTATAATAAAAGATTATTCTAGATCTTCTTCTTCATCTTCTTGATAATCTTCATCATCGTCTAATTCCATAGCTTCTTCAGCACCAGCATCAAGCTCTTCTTCTGTCTCTTCTTCTGCATCTAAGTCTAGCTCATACACATCAGGTTCTGTTTGTGCTTCAGATCCAACTCCATTAAACATCTGATCAGCAATCTTAACCTTCTCTTGTTCAAGAGATTGGTTCATTACATCACCCATGATATCTTTAAAAGTAGGAGCCGCTGATGCGAAATCCTGATCTAATACTTGGTCAATAAAATCTGATACTTCTACCATTTTATTCTTCCTCTTCTGTTTCAATTTCACCAGATGCTACTTCATCTGCTATTTGCTTCTTCATATCGTCCATTTGAGAGTCATCCATAAATAAAACACTCTTCATGACATATTCTTTAGAGAAGAACTCTCCAACATACTGTTGCATCATATCAAGAGTTTGTAATCTCTCTCTTAAAAGTTCTGCTTCTTTTAGTTCTGTAAAGTGACTATCACGTACATACTCTACAGAAATATCTTCTTTCCAGTTTTCCCAATCTTCTTCTGTAATAATACCTTTAAGAATTAATTGCTTCTTAACAATATTATAGAATAGATTATCAAAACGAGCTCTTAGTCTATCAATAAACTTCTGAAACTTAAGTTCATCTCTTGTAATCTCTGTTGATCTACCTAACGAGAACTGAGATTCTTGCTCAAGTCTATTGATAGGTACATTCAATGATCTATATAGACGTTTCTGAAAGTATATAATATCGTCAATTTGTCCAAGGTTCTCTCCACCTGGTAATGTAGATATCTCTGTACCTCTACCACCTTCACGTCTAGGAAGCCAGAAGTCTTCTAGCATAGACATATGCTTACGATCATCTCTGATAGCACCTGTGTTAGCATCATATACTAACTTATTACGGTACTTAGTCATGATGTTCTTCATATACTCTTCTGATTTACCTTTAGGAAGGTTACCTACATCAATATAGAATATACGACGCTCAGGAGCTCTAGCTAGTCTGTAAATAACTAACGAGTCTTCCATCATACGTAATTGGTTAATTGGTTTTAGAGCTTTGTGAAGATGTGATACAACCTTCTTACGTGCTTCATCTAATAACCCAGATGTAACATAAGAAACAGAATCAGGAGTAATCTTAATACCTTGATTGGTTGATCCAGCTTTCTCTTGATAGATGTAGAACTCATCTACACTCTCAATAAGAGTAGCACCTGTTTCAGGGTCTTTCTTCTTCTTAACTTGTTTAACCTTTTTAATCTTTGCAGCATCAATAGGTCTAATCTCTTGAATACCAGCTTTAAGATTATTTTCGTCTAGTACTAAGTGATGGAACATACGTCCGTCAATATACCAACGCTTAAACAAATCATGTCCCATATCTCTAAAGTTAAGCATAGAGAGTACATTAGTAAACTCTTCATCCATTGCTTTCTTTATTTGATCGCTAATACCTTCTACATTATCTAAATTTAATTTAACAGAAGCTTCTTCGAATGTAGAAGAGATAGCTTCGTTAGTAATATCTTCAACAGCAGCATCTACCTCAGGGTGATGAGATACAGAGCGATACTGTCTAATAAGTTGTTTTTCATCTTTAGACTTTTCACCGTCTAAATCTACGTAGGTGCCATAATGTGCACCTGCAGCCGTGACATAACCTGCACCATCTTCATCAACCGGAGGTACAATAGATTGTAACTTCTCCTGCTGTCGATTACGGGCCCGTTTAATCTCAAAGCCAAATAATTTAATACTGTCTTCAGCCATGTTAATTCCTAATTAGAGTAAGAGGGACCATCTCTAGTCCCTCTATCTATTTATAGTAGTCTTACGAAGTGGTATTTGATTCCCAGTACTGTACTTGGAACTCAACAGTGAATCGTTCAATCTCACTCTCTGAAGCATAGCTCAGATCGATTGGTGATACAGCTGTTGGGAAACACCCTCGGAAGTTATATGTCTTAATTGTTGAGCCATCTTTATCTAATTGCTCTACAAGTAAGTCTGCTTCGTAATCAACAACGTTAGTTAAACCAGTATTAGCACTATGTGCATTCATACCATTCATCCAACGTTCCATTGAATCACGAATTACAAAATCCGTATCGTTTATGATTGTTGGAGTCCATGCTTCGAATGTACGGTCTCCAGACATTTTTAATTGTCTACCTCTGAATGGAACAATGATCGGACTGATCGTTGAACCAGGTAGTTGTGCTGCCTCACAGAGGAAGGATGTTACTTCTACATCTCCACCTGCATATGCTGGGAAGTTAATCGTTGCTTTGAACAGATTTGGTCTAGCACCGCCACCTCTCAACTTGGCTTTAAAGTCATCTACTCCTAGAATAGCCATCTATGTATCTCCTATACCGTGCCTGCGACTTCTTCGAAGTCAACACCAGTTCTAACAGCTACGAAGTTTAGTGTAACGTAGTTGATTGAACGTGCAGGCTTAACGAAGATATTCGCGATGAATTCATTACGGTCAATAACAGCTGCTCCATTGTTGGTTGCATCGCAAACAACTTTGAAGTCTGTAATACCGCGGCGACCTTGGATTTCTCTCAAGAATGGCTCTACAATGTTTACGAACTCTGCGCGAGTAAACTCGTCGTTGAATTCAAACATTACATTTCTAGCCGCTGCTGCAATTGCTCTCTCCATGACTAAGAACAATCTACGAACATTTACTCTGTCAAATGCAGAAGGTCTGTTCAAGAATGTTTTGTCACCGAATAGAAGAATACCTTGGCCAGGAATGTTTGCTACTGGATTAATACCTGCTTTGTATAGTGTATCTCTTTCTGCCTTTGTAGGAGAATAAGATAAAGCTGTTACACCGAAGTACTGTCCGCGTCTCTGACCTGCTGGTGAGAACCATGGCGCAGCATTTGCGTCTGTAGCTGCCATAACACCGGCTGTTGTAGAAGCAGCAGGAATAAAGACATATTGATCGTTAAATTTGTCGTATACTTTTAAGTAGTTGTTATCTACAACAACGTATGATGAACTATTAAATCCAGCTGCTGTTGTTACAGAAGATGTTACAGGAGTTGCATTGTTAACTACTGCTGCTCTGTCTGGTGATGTTACTACGATACAATCTTTTCTTGTTGTTCCAGCAATACCTGCTAGATCGTTAACAACTGTTGCTTGATCAGATGCGTTAGCCATACCTGGTGCAATCAAGAAGTCAACTTGGATTGTATCTGTATCTTGATAAAGATCAAATCCTGTTGCTACTTCAGCTGTTGTTAGTGCTGCAGAATCTACACCACCTGTTAATGATTTAGAAATCGCTGCGCTTGGGTTACCAAATGAAGTGCCAACCGCTGCAGTACCTGCATTTGACATTGTAGATAGATCACCATCCCAATGTGCTAACCATACATACTCTGATGTGCTATTAACCACATCTGCTGCATAGTTGTTTGTACCGTCTGCTGCTTTAGCATCTGAAGCCATAGATACGAATGCGAATCTTTCTAGCACAGAACCAACTGTACCTGAAATATCTCCGTCTTCGTCTACCACTACGATGTGACACTCATCAGCTGCACCGCCTCTTGCAGATGCATATGCTGATGTTCCTGGAGCTGCGTCAAACTCTCCTTTATAAGCCCAAGATGCAAAGCCTGCTGCTGTACAAATTTCTGCTTTAAGTGAGTTGCCTAATGCTCCAGCCCATTTACCGATCCATGCTCCAACGTTTGTATCGCCTGAGTCTGCACCGAATGCGCTTTTAACTTCATCCCAATGATCTCTGTTGTTAACGTTAGTTACAACTGTTGAGGATGATGTTGCGTTTTTTGCTGCTGATGTTAGTTCGCGTACGACGAACATAGCAGAAGAATATCTTAAGAATTGTGCTGCTGACAAAAAGTCTACAGCGCCTGTTGTTGTTGGGGATCCAAACTTTTCGGCAAGCGTAGCTTCTGTATCAACCAGTGTAGCTTTCTTGGCGGGACCCCATCGAAAATTCCCTACGAAGGCACCAGTAGTAGATTGGACGTTTGGGACAAAACCCGAAAGGTCTACTTCTTTTACTGTTATCGCAGGAGATTCAGAGGGACTAAATGCTGCCATTTCTCTTTTCCTTTTGAGTTAATGATAAGATGTCATGATAAGGATGTTCAATTACCGTTATTTATAATCTTTTTATTCTCAGTAATATTCCTCTACCCATGGCTTACCTCTACCGATATTCCATGGATCATCTGGTTCTGGTTCAGGAGTATCAGCTAAACCATCATCATGGTAGCCCCAATCCAGTATATCATTCTCTATCTCGTTCATTCTTTGTTTAAACATCATTTCTTTCATAGATATGTCTGTCATATCCATAAACCTATCACCAAGAGTAAAGTATCCAAACATTACTAGATTCATCATTAGATCATCATGATTACCATCAGATGCTTCATATGACTGACCTTTAGCAACAAATGTAGACATCTCAATGATAGTATCTTGATCGTGTATAGTAAGTTTTCTACTTTCTACTATATCTTTAATTGTAGAACAACCAAGACGTTTTACTTTCTTATTCATCATAACACCTAAACCATTTGCTTTCAAAGCAGACTCTAGATGTAAATTCTCATACTCTAATTCATGATACAATCCATTACATACAATTGTACCTTGATCATTATTCTCTACTACAACATAAGCTTCGTTATAATTAAAACAGTACTTATATATGATATTAGGAAACAGTAAAGGTGATATACGATTGTTCTTATATACACATACCTGCTCAAATGGAGATACAGAAACGTCTATAATATTAAATGTACTATAATCACCACCAACACCCTTTGCAACATCAACAGTACAGATATAGTTATGATCTTTCTCAGGTTCTTTATATACTAAGAGGTTTCCACCCTCTAATACTTTAATAGGATCCTTAGCCCTAAGCTCCATAAGGATAGAGCCGTCTATGAGTGTATCTCCAGTGCCAAAGAAGGTATTACCAAACTCTTGATCGAATTGCAAGAGAGAGGTGTTAGATATAGTCTGTTGTTTCCATTCTTCATCACGTCCTGGAACATCCCACCAATCAACTCTAAAAGGTATATAATCATTTGTACCTTGTACAGCACCTTCCCAAAGCTTATGAAACATATTGCCAACACCGTTAGCAGTAGATGTAATAATAACCTTAGTGTTAGTACCAGATGAAATAACAGGATATGTTGATGTATAGAATGTAGCTGCATCATCAACGAACGCAAACTCGTCTAAGTATAGAAGGTTAACAGACATACCACGAATAGATGATCCTGAAGTAGCTGCAGCAACGATACGAGAGTTATTACTAAACTCTATTGATTTCTTATTGAGTGATTTACATCCTGGTTGTAGATAGAACGGTAGGTTCTCTAACATAAGAATAACTCTACCAAGCATCTCCATAGATGTTGAGCCTTTGTTAGCTAAGATAGCAACAACCTTCTCAGGATGAAATACAGCAAACCAAAGTATATAAGCAACTGATGATATAGACTTACCAGATTGTCTACAAGCTAGAACAATAGAGAAACGTTCATTAGTAAAGTGTTCAAACATCTTACTCTGATAGTCATAGAGCTCAAAGTTAACCAACCCTTTGTCAAGGTGAATAATTTTACAGAATTTTGATGCAAAGTAAGAAGGATCTTTCATACACTTCTTGTATTCTTCTACTTCGAATACATTGAATTGTGTAGTTACTCCGTCACGTTTTACATTAGGATTACCTAAATATGTATCATTCATCTTCGTGTTCTATTGCTTCCACATCTTTCATCAACATACGTTGCAGATCAGTAGTTGATCCGACAAAAACATTATTATTAGTTGTTGGAAGAGCAGGAACTTCTTTCTTTTCCATATCATGTTTCTTCTTATGAATATCAATAAGAGAATCACCAGCGTCTGATACATTTTTTAACATACCAGAAAGAACTTCATAAGCTCTAGGATGCTCTGTAGCACGAGCAACCTGAATCATATCTTCTAAGGCTTCTTCACCTTTTATGAGAAGTCCATGCTTAATTCTTCGTACTAGTTCAAAATCATTTTCTTTATTATCATTCGTGCTCATAATTGTAAACTTCCGAGAATCCATAATCACTGTCTGCACTAACACCAGGAGGTGTAGGAGTTATTGTAATAGTTAAGTAGTCACTATCAGCTAAACCATCATTCTCTAAATCAATCTTAGGTATAGCTTTTGTAATAACATTCTTATCAGCAATAGGTCCGTAGAAGTTTGCTTTCATTTCGAATGTAAGAGTATATATAATAGTTCTTCTGGTTGCAACATCACCTTCAAAGTCATCAGCAAAGTCAACTGACTGAAGAGTGATAGGTACATCTTCCTTTAAATTTGGATAAGCAGCTAGAGGAGACATTGTAAGGTTATACTGAGGAGCAAAGTAAGGCATAATTTGCTCTACTATCTGTAGCGCATCGTCTTGAGTCTTAGCATATACGTTTAACTGAAACGTAATATTGTATGGTACGTATGTATTAATTTTAGCTCTTTGATCAGCTGTAGCCCCAGTCTGCATAAAGTTAGATGTCTTTTGCAATTGTCTTGTTGGATCATATGTATAAGATACAATCTCAAAAGACATTCTAGGAAGCTTAAGAGCTACTCGTTGTCCTGAGATTAAATCAGACTGCTCTCTAATACGGTCAATAAATTTATTTTTAGGAGCATATGATAGAGGTACTTTTACAGTACTAATTACTGATCCTGCTGAGTTCTTTCTTAGTACATAGATATCATTAAACACCCTACCAAAGATGGCTACTGATCGTCTAATACGTTCGTGATAGAAATAATTACCAAACATTAACTAGGCTCTCCAAATGGGTTCGATTCACTAAAGTCTAAGAAGTCAGTTAATGTATCAAAGTATTCGTTTTGTTCGTTAGCAGCTATTTGATTATCTTCTGTTACTGCTGTAACTAATGCAATAGAGAATACGCTATTAACTCCAGGATCATGATCCTTTGTACCAACTATCTGCAGACCTGTAGTAAAGTTATGGAACTTACCGTCATTCGCACCTGCATGTATAACTCCTAATGTATTAGTATCAGGGTTATAAGATGCGACTTCACCAGACATTATAGTACCATCTGCTAGAGTTTGATTAACTGTTTCTCCGACTTCAAATCCACGTGAGTCACTATCAAGTACAAGGTTAAACTTATATGCATAGTCTTGTTCAATATCATCTATAGCATCTACACCTGTATCTAGATCCTCATCGTTGTATTCGAAGAGCTCACAGCGCAACTTGTATGTTGGAAGATTAGCTAACTGATAGAAAGGCTGTTCATGCTCTACATGAGTGATCTGAAATAGTTTAGATGAGAATGGAATATAGAGCAAATCACCTTCAGCAGGTCTTGCAATAGTTATCTCATTATCATGTCTATGAGTTGTTTGCATCCATCTGCGTTTTGATACAACAAACGTTGCTTGGTCTCGTATCTCTACTCCAAACTTTGTAAATAGATCTCCCTCACCGTCAAACCCATCTACATTCTCAATCCACATCTCAATCTTATAGGATGAGTTAAATCTAGAAGGAACATCATCACCTAAAACTCTATCTTCATTAACAATATCTCTAGGCAGATAATAAATATCTTGCCCATACATCTTTAAGGACTCTATTACGATATCTTCGTATAGACTCTGCTCTGATCTTACTGCTTGACTGAAATATGGATTAGTTGCCATTGTTTATCCTACAAAGAAATCTGCGGGCATCTCGTGTTCTAGTCTGATTGATTCTCTCAGACGATCAATATCACCTTGAGCATCATCATATAATTGCCGACCGTTTATCATAACTCCTCCAGGTAATTGCATACCTTCAAACTTCATAAGGTTTTGACCCCATTGCATTTTTATAAGAGCTGTAGTATATTCTTTTAACCACATATCGTTATATACTTTAGTATGAGTATCAGCATCAATAACTTCATAGATTTCAATGATAATATAATCACCTTGTTTGATATCTTTGTTAGCGAACTCACCGTGAATATAAAGTCTATTCTGTTTACGTATAAAGTTAACCTGAGGGTTACCATTCATTCTCATATCAAGTAATGATAGGTACTGCTGCATTTGCTCATAGTATGCAAGGTCACCAATATAACTATGCATATTAGCAATATCGTTTAGATGTAACTGATACTTAACATCAAAGAAGTTTCTTGTCATAGTACCACCATCAACAGAGAACATTCTAGCGACAAACTGAACACTGTCACTCAGAGTAATATACTCATTAGTAACATCGTCTGCTGTAACTTGATGCTTAAGAAATGTTCTCATAGTAGCATCTGAGTGAAACTCTTGATAGTATTGTATTGCTTCGTCTACCCGATCTTCTTGCTGATCAGGATCAACGTTAATCTCAATAACAGGGTCACCTAATCTACGTAAACAGTAATCTATTAGAGTAGCTCTTGAATTTGGAATAGCCATAAATTATCATCCATATGTAATAGTTACGTCTATTTATACTAGTTTACATCTCCAGGATAGCGTTGAGTCCACATTGTGAAAGAATATTTTACACCTTCTTTTAACTCAGTGCATTCATGTCCGTGAGTTACTAATCCAGGGAATAAAAGCATCTTACCACAAGGTATATCATCATTTGTAATGCCTTGCCTAGGATATACTAGAGATGCTCCTTTATAATCATCATTAAGTTTTACTGAGCCTGTTACAAGAGATGCGTCATTATGTAACGGTAAACTCTTTTGAGTATCTACAGAGTAGCGCATAACAAATGCATCTCTCATACCATACATCTCAATTGGCTTCCAATACTTCTCAACAATAGGTACAACATGTTCTTGCCAATGAGCACTCATCTCATCCCATAAACCTAATTCTTTTACTCTAATCTCATATGCAGGAAACTTATCTTCTGGCATAGGAGCCCATTTACCATGGTTATCTCCCATCTCTATTAATCGTTCACATTGACTCTGAGTCATAAAGTCAATAATAAACATATCTCTATTTACTATATCAATCTTACCTTGATGAGGAATAAACATAGGTGATGCTGGTTTAGTTACAAGGTTTTTAGGTGTTGGTAATTCACTCATATATTTCGCATAAACAGTTTGCCATAACTCTAAAAATAATACTTTAGCCTCAGGTCCTCCGTTACCATGATATAAGCAAGGTACAGTATGAGTAATAGGATTATATAATTCGTTATGAACTGTGCATGCAGGTTCATGAGTTTGGAAAATATATTGTTCGTAGTCTAAACCTACAGAAAATTTAGTGGTGTCATTTAACCACACTCTCTGCATATACAGTTGATCATCATCTTCATCATTTAATCGCTCAGCAAAGAAGTCTTTTAAGGCTCCTACTCTACCAATGTATTGTCCGCTATTTAAGAACCTATATTTAGATATGCCAGGATCAGGATGTTTACTTTCCATACTCTCTTGAGGCCAACACGACGCTTCTGATCCAAATAGAATCTCTACAGAAGCATCCATCCAACGTTTAGTAATCTCTTGTAAGCCATTTATAAAGAATACATCATATGCATCTGTAAATAATACAACATCATTCTCAGGCAATTCATCTAGAAAATTTCTAACTAGATTTACTTTATGTCCTCCTCCTGGCCCTTCCATATCTGTACCATGCCAATCAACATTAGTACCTAAGTTCTTTACACTAAAGCCATGCAGAGCCGCGCTGTCATTAAGTGCAGCACATTTAGATCTATCTGTACCTACTGTAATAGCATGCACTTTAAAGTCTTGAAACCAATCATCATGACTTTGAGGTTCAATATCTGACCCCATTACTGCTCTGCTCTCTTGTATAACAGCTTCTGTTTCAAGTGCTTGTACGTTATGAGTTAAACCCTTACCAGCAACAACTTCATCTACCGGAATAATTTCAGTATGAAACCCTGTATTGAGTAATTCATTAGCCATGTGTACAGTAAGAATATAAGCATGTAAGTTATATGGATAGCCTGGTTTAACTAATCCTGGTAAAGCACCTTCTTTTCTAGCTCCATATTCGTTTTCATTATGACCTAGATATAAAACGTCAATATCATGTTCTTGTATCCATTCGCCCCAATCATTTTCTTTCCATAAACTTTGATCAATGACTGCATCATCTTCAAATATGATACAAGGTTTGCCATGCTGTACAACTTGTTGCCATGCTTTATAATGAGATAAGAAACAACCTACTTCACCTTTTGTGATACGTCTATTCTTAAATGGATCTCTCCACTTATGGTTAATACCAAACTCGTTCTTTTGCATTTGAGCATGGTCAATTGTGTTACCATCAATCGCTTCTAATACATCATAGTCTTCTAACCACTGATGCTTTGCTTTAAAATTAGCTAGTCTATCATGACGCTTTTTTAAATTTATAACTATCTTTTTCATAATTTATCCCTTTATTGTCTGTTAAGAAACAGATCTACTGGTACGCATATTCTTAGCTCTGAGAAGAATGGATTAACGTAATGATATGTGAAACTAGGAAAGATCATAAAGTCTCCTGTTTCCGGAGTATGTATATGATCTTTAAACATTGGTTTAAAATAAGGATCATAACCTCTGTTACAATTTGATCTAGGATCAGAGAATACTATCTCACCTCCAGAGGTTTGTTCTTCTGCTAGTATATAAAATACTCCAGATAATTGACACCCAGCATGATTGTGTTTAGCCATACTGTAATGTTTACCTTGTCCAGTAATCCATCCTTTAAAGCTATAGTTATCCCAATCACTAATAGATCGATCTATTGATTTAGTTAAGTATGAATCAAAGCAGTTATAAATAGTCTTATTAAACTTCTTTATTACTTCACTGTCGTCATCTAGTATATTATATCCGCCGAGATCATTCGGAGGATTATTCATATCATGATGCATAAATATATGTTCTACTAACCCGGTAGTATCAAACTTACCTTTACCCATCTTTGTAGGCCATAAGTCATCAATTAAAACCATTTCACATTCCTCATATTATACCTGTATATATAATATACTTAACTCATACAAAGTGCAAGGACTATTATGAACTCATTTGATGATTTTTATGAATTTCTGTTATCAGAAGATTGTTTCGAAAAATGCTTGGTGTCTTTTATAGATGAACATCAACGACAACGATATATAGAGCAAACAGATATCTGGGCCTATAGAGGCAAGATAACTGATCTGTGGATGAGTGGTGATGATACTATTAAGGTAGAAGGCTATGAGCAATTTAAGTATATCTCAAGCGGCACTATACATATATTTTATTCACCAGCAGGAGGACCTACTTTCCCCTTGCACTCTGACCCAGTTAATGTTATAATAGAAGTTATAGACGGATCCAAATGTATTGAAACATTCAATGGAGAATACCACATGAGCTCAGGTCAAAACATGTTTTTGAGAGCTGGTGTTGAACACAGAGCGATAAATTATGAGAAGGCATTAACATACAGTTATGGCATTAACGACCCAAACACACTCAGTAGTATACGTAAAGACAACTGAGACTTGTAATCTAAACTGCTCACATTGTTTTACTTCTGGTATGAATGGTAGAAAGATCTACTTCGATCATATTAAGACAGCTAATTGGTGTAATGAATTAGATACAGGTGATAATCTTATACATCTAGAATATCATGGTGGAGAGCCTATGCTAGCTCCCATGAAAAGTCTGCGTGAATTTCACGATATAACAAAAGCACAATGGGGTGATAGAGCTACTCACGGTATAACTACTAACCTTGTATTTAAACTTACAGAAGAAAAGCTAGCGTTCTTTAATGAAGTTATTACAGGTGGTAATATAGGTACATCATGGGATCCTAATATACGTTTTACTAATGAACATCAAAGGAAGATGTGGGAGAATAATGTTAAGCATCTTACATCGCTTGGTCATTCTCTAAAATGTTTTATATCTGTATCTAAAGACGTTATAAAATTACAACCTATAGAGATTGCAGACTATATGCACTCATTAGGTATACGAGAGATATCATATGAGAGATTAACTCATGATGGCAATGCTACAATCAATACAGATATCTTTCCTCATAATAAAGAGTTAGATGATTGGTGGATGTTAATGCATGAGCAGACTGAGAACCATCCAGTTGAAAATGGTTTCATGCATTCTGTATATGAGAAGTTTAGTAAAGGTCAATTCAGAATGGGTACGTTCTGTCGTGATTGTGAGCAGAAGATACATACTATAAATGCAGATGGTACAGTAGCAGGTTGTCCTAATACAGCTCCTACTATGCATTACGGGCATATAGATACTCCAGCAAAGGAAGTAAGACTAAGTCCTAAGCGTATGGAAATTATATCTTGTGAACAGCATGAGAGAGATCCGAGATGTTATTCTTGTCCTGTGTTTATGTATTGCCATTCAGACTGTCATCAGCTAGTATGGATGGATGATGTATGTCCTGCCCCTAAAACTTTAATGATGAAACTTGCGAGAGAAAAAGAATGGATCTAATTGTAAAACCAACAGAGGCTTGTAACTTCAAATGTACTTTCTGTTCGTCTACTGATATCGATCCTAATGAGGTTGGTTTATTAGACTTAAACTATATCTACAAGTTTCTTGAGAGATGGCCTGACTGTAATACTATTATTGTTAATGGTGGTGATCCTCTTATGGTTAAACCAGAATGGTATCAAGAATTAATCGATCACTTAGATGAACATGATTACAAAGCATCTATATCATTCACATCTAACCTATGGCCTTTCTTAATGCGTCCTGAGAAATGGCTTCCTATATTTCAGAATAAAAGGTTTGGCTGTGCTACGTCATTTCAATATGGTGGTGGTAGATTAAAAGGTGATTATTCAGAGTTTACTGAGAGTGACTTCTGGATGGTGTCTAATGCTATGCTTAAGCATACAGGTGAACGACCTGACTTCATAGCAGTTATAACAGATGAGAACGAACATCTTGCTATTAAGAATGTTGAGTTAGCAAAAGAGATGGGTGTAGAATGTAAGTTAAATTATGCTATGGCTTCTGGTGTACAAGGTACTACATATCAACTATCTAAGATATATGAAACTTATATTAAGATATATGATATGGGCTTAGCTGATTATGAGTTTAATACTAGACAGATGATGAAACGTTTAGGAGGTTCTGCAACTACTTGTCCTCAGAATAGATTATGTGATACTGGTATTAGAGCTATGAACCCAGGAGGAGATTATTACTCTTGCGGGTCTTTCGGAGATGATATGGATTATCCTATTGACTTTGAGACTGAAATGAATGGGGAGATGCAGACGCCTCTTCAAGATGATCCTAATATACAGACTATGAAAATGTCTTGTTATACTTGTCCTATGTTTGAGATATGTAATGGCTGTAAGAAGACTGTGCGAGATATGAAGAGAGAGGGTATAGTAGAATCTCATTGTAGACAGATGAAAACATTAGCACCTCGCATACTTGAGATAAACGGAATGAGTCCTGATGGAGTAACACCTTATGTCGATGAATCTATCAATTAACCCGACATACTATTGCAACTTCAGATGTGACTTTTGCTATCTAACTAAAGAACAACTAGGAGATAGACATAAGATATCTCCTGAGCTATTACAGAGTTCTATAGAGCAAATAAATGAACCTATATCTCATATAGATTTATATGGAGGTGAAATAGGATTACTGACGTCTGATTACTATTACTCTATTAAAGATATCATACGTAAACGTTATGATGGTAATATTCATATCAATACAAACCTCTCAGCATTTCCAGATTTCTTTAGAGATGAAGATGTGACTTTGTCAGTATCATACGATTTTAGTGCACGAGAAAAAGAACAGTTTGTACTAAATAATATGATGAATGCTAATAAGGATTTAGCTGTACTCATCTTAGCATCACCTAAAGTGTTAGAGATGGATGTAGAGTTTATGATCTTTACTCTCAATATGGTATCTAATGTTAAATCTGTTGAAATCAAACCCTACTCTATTAATCAAGCAAATGCTCATCCAGTCACTCATAAAGACTTCGAAGACTTTGTTATAAGGTTTGACGAAGCTAAGACAGAAAAGAACTTTGACTTTCAAAACATTCATAACATCTATAGAAGTATAGATAAAGAGTATAACGCATTCTCATCTGATCATGTGTATATAACACCGTCAGGTAAGTTTGGAGTGTTGGAGTTCGATAAAGATGATAAAGAATATTTTAAAGAGTATAACACCTACCATGAATACAAAGAATGGGCAGAGAATGAAGTACGGGATAATCTTAGTCCTATATGTCATAATTGCTCTTACTTTGGCCATTGTCTCACCGAACATTACAGGTATGTTTTGGATTTAGATAATAGTTGTAACGGATATAAAGGGCTATTAGATTATTATGCAAGAATGGAAAGCTAGACAGAAAGCATACCACATGACACAGTCCCTCTTCAGAGATGATTTGAACGAGGTTGATATCAGGTGGGAACCTGACAATATAGTTGATCTTGCTCTTATGCATTTTAAAGAGTATGTTGATGAATGGATCTATCCTGCTAAGTCATATGTTGTTGCAATATGCTATGCTAAATGGATTAGTCAAGACTTCAATGAATTTTTCTATGATGTTTTAAATGATAAAGAGTTGTTATTTGGTAATGATCCACACTTTGTTCCTTACTTTAAAAGCAAAGAGATATATGATGATATATTAGATCAATTAAACTTTGATATGGAGCTAGGAATGGTTCCAGACATATATCAATACTATAAAGAGGAAATGTTGATTGGACAACTTTGATTTTACCAAACAACTACTGGAAGATAAACGTCCAGATATAGCTGAGATTGAGATGACTCTCTTTGAGAACTGTCATCTTAACTGCTCTTTTTGTCATCATGATAAGAAGTCTACTGTAGGATTGTCTCGTGAAGAGATATTCTCTAAGATACCTTTAGTTGAAGAGCATGTCATAAAGATGAAAGGCCGCGCTGATATAATTCAGATTAATATGCTCGGTGGTGAGTTGTTTCAAGATAGAATATCTGAATGGGCTTATGAAGTATACTATGACTTCTTAGTAGAGATTAAAAAGATATATGATGAACATAAACAAAAGATTAAAGTTGTTTGGGTAACCTCTTTTCAATTTACTAAACGAGATAGAGTTCAAAAGTTACTTGATGATCTTAATGCTGTAGATATACCCTCTTATATTATTTGCTCATATGACTTTGATGGTAGACCTGTCAAAGGTCCTTATGCTAAGAATATAGAATACTTTGCTGACTATATTACATCTATTAATATGGTTGCTACTACTATCTCTATAAAGAAGTTTATGGCAGATGAAGATGAGTACTTTCATTATCTGTATGAGAAGTTTGATAACTTCTACTTTGATGATTATATTCCTGATCGTGGTTATGATTATATGATTCCATCTGATAGTGAATATCTTGAGTTCTTAAAGTTTGTATATCATAACTACCCTGATATCAATCCTATAAAAGACCTTATCTATAATGAGAGTAATCATATGCATTGCTTGGCTCTTAATAAGGTTACTATCTTCCCAGATAACTCTACATCAAATTGTAGATGGGATAGATATGATCAGAGAGACTTCAATACAAAGTATGAACGTAAAGATAATGCTGGTATGATGCAGGCATATATGGACGAGAACGGTTGCCTGTCTTGTAAGTGGTGGAACAAATGTGGCTTCAGATGCTATACACAATGGGATTGGAAGAACCGTGAAAGAGATTTACCAGATTGTATTATGAGAATGTGGTTTAACTATATGGATAAAACTGGACAGAATCTAATCACAGGGTTTGATTATATGGAAACAGACACTCAGTAATAGAGTGATGCTCCATATAAGACTGAACGCCTTTATCAATACAAGTCATCATCTTAGGACAAGTGCTGCAGCTATTTGTCTTCTCTGTATATGCTATTTGTGACATAAAGTTATTATCTTTAGCTGCCATCCAAGAACTGATATCACTTTCATCTTGTACTCTAAATTGATCTGTACCTATTAGTACAATATCATATACAAATGGAGTCCAGAAAAATCTATTATTACAGAATGTATAGTTGAGTTCAAGCGAACCACCCTGCGCTCTATCGACTATTGTTTTAGGATATAAGTCATCTGAGTAGTCATAATTCTTCCATTTGTTTATTAGATGTTTATGCACTTTAGATTTAGGTGCACGTAAGAAAGAAGGGTTAAGCTGTATTATAGTATCAAAGCGAAGATCAGCTAGGTAGTTCATTGCCAGAACTTCACTGTTATACTCATCATCGTTACCCATATTATATACAAAATAATAATTTAGATCATCTTTAAAGTCATTTAATAACTCTAATCTTTCTTCCATCCTATCCCAATCAACAGGAGGTTGAAGAGCTATATTACAATCGTACATGAAACCTTCTGCTTTAGGTATTTCATTTAGCATTTTTATTACTTGATGATTAATATTCTCAAGAGTAGTAACAAACTGTATAGTAGAAACTTTAGATAGACATTCTCTAAATGTTTCATTCTCTAGTAAACTTACTATATTGTTATTACCAAATAGGTCAGTAGGTCCAATATTAATTGTTGACACTCTATAACCTTGATTATTAAATAAGTCAATAGCATCATTTAGTTTATCAAACTCACCTACATTACTTCCTAACTTATTTACAAAGCAACCTTTACATTTAAATTCACATCCAGACAATATCTCACAATTGAACTGTACTTTAACTTCATGCCCTTTTCTAAAGGTTAAGTCAAAGTCTTTGTCAGCTTGTGCTGCTGATTTATTATTAGTTATAATACCCATTAGCTAGCCTTGAACTCAAACCCTGTTACTAAAGAAACTTCTTTATTATTAGATACACTCTTTAGATCTTTAGATGGGTATACACAGTCGGTTAACATATGATGTTCCATGTAGCTTAAAACACCTTTATCAATACATGTGAGTATATTATCACACCCACTACACTCACTAGTTAGATTTGAATATGTTAATTGTTTTAAGAATTGATCTTCTTTAACTTGTGTCCAAGAATTAATATCATTCTCATCTTGTACTTTATATTCATCTGTACCTATCATAACTATATTATATACAAACGGTGTCCAGAAGAAGTTCTCATTACAGTATGTGAAGTTAAGTTCTAACGAACCTCCTTGTGCTTGATCAGCTATAGTAAGAGGAAAGACTTCAGTATGATTATCAGTCCATTCTTCTTTTAATGTCTTACTCCATTTCTCTATAAGCTGTTTATGAGTTTTACTCTTTCTAGCTCTAAAGAAACTAGGATTAAGTATGAATATAGAATCAAACTCATCCTCTACTATGTAACACATTTCTACAATACGTTTATTAATCTTATCATCATTACCCATATTCATTTGTATATGATAATCAGCATCATGAGTAAATAAGTTTATTTTATTAATCGCTTCTTTTAACCAAGATCTGTATTGATCATTATCAACAAACTTATATGGGTCTATTATAACATTTATATCATACATAAAACCATCTATCTTAGGTATGGTATTAAGTAGTTCTATTACTTCCTCATCTACATTCTCTAATGTAGTAGCGAACTCTATGGTAGAGCACTTAGATAACGCTTCTCTGAATACGTCATCATTCAATAACTGCTTTATATTATTATTACCGAATAGATCAGAAGGACCTATATTGATAGTAGATACTCTATATCCACTATTGTTAAATAAATCAATAGCGTTATTCAATCTTTCAAATGATCCAATATTACTACCAGCTTTATTTACAAAACATCCCTTGCACTTAAACTCACATCCAGATAGTATTTCGCAATTGAATAGGACTTTTATCTCATGTCCATCTCCAACTCCCACATCAAAGTCTTTGTGATAGTTTACAGCTTGTTGTCTGTTATCTTTAACTACTCCCACGGTATACCTCATCGTCAAATAGTGCTATAACTTCTTTATTTAGAATACATTCTGATCTACCTTTGAATACAGTGTCTATAGTCATAGGGATTAGTCTATGTGAGCATATATTTAAATACTTACATTCACCACATTCTTTATCAGAGCTGTTCTTTACTTGATTGATAACAGCTTTATTCTTATAGGTCATTATAGAGTTTACAACAGACTCTTCTTTATCAATTTTGTAAGCTTCTTTATATATTTGAGCATTCTCATATATGAACGGAGCCATATACATTTTACCTTGATGTATATTAACAACAGAATAGTTTATAGCTTTATGAGATATATCTCCTTGTAAGAAATGAAACTTACCTTTAAACCTTTTTGTATCTATTGAGAGTTTACTAAGCATATCATTCCATTCGAATAGCTTTTCACCGTGCTTAGAACTATGATCAAAAGATCTAACTACAGAAGGTAATATCTCTATTACTGTATGATATCTATCACGTATAAAATCAATAGCGTCATATATTATATCTTCTACACCGTCTACTATATTAGTTGCCATAGACACTTCGAAGTTAAGAGATGATGCTTTAAACGTTTCTATTCTATCATCTAGCGCTTTTAGATACAGAGGGTCATTTAATAACCTTACAGTATCGATAGCTATCTGTACATCCCAGGCTTCAGTAGCTTTTCCTAGAGGCGATTGTTCTATAAGTTTAATCTTAGAATCTATATCTTTCTCAGATAAAGAGCCTAGTATAGAACAATTGTGTTGTATGTTTTTATTACCTGTAGGCATCATACTAATAGCTTCTGCTAATAGTGGATTATTAATTATATCAACTAAGTTTTCTGCACCATAGAAATCAGTAGGACCTATTACAAGATCATCTAATACAATATCTGTTCTATCTTTCAACTCAGCTGCTAGTTTGTGGAATAGTGATATAGACTCAGGGTTCCAATTGCCTCGTCTTTTAACAAAGCAACCTGGACACATATAAGAGCAGCCCTCAAGAACTTCTAGAGCAATCTGAATCTTATACTGACTCATAGCAGCAATTGATGTAAACTCTTCTAACTTATTTCCATCTACTACTATCTTCTTCCACTCATCATTTAACACTAGTCTGTTTCCCACATCCTACATTGGAAGTTAATACCTGCGTCTGCTATCTCATGTGGAGGGTAGCCTTCATCAATTAACCATTTCTTTAGTTTAAAGTTCTTACCTTCTTTTGGAATAAGAGGTAACATTTTAGGAAAGCCATATCTCCAACCGTTAGGAGGATCAATCATTACTCGTTTAGGTTTAACTAACATAGGATATATTCCTTATACGTTCTAGTTCAGGGTCATCATCTTCGGTTACTAGAAATCTTTTTCTGTAACCTTTCTTATCATTCTCTACAGAGTAACCATCCCATTCATACATAGTCTGAGCAGGTCCGTTATAGTTATGTATATTGTTTAGCATATTCTCTTTAGGAGCTATACATCTATCTACTCCAAGATAGTCTCTCAAAGCTATAATCTTTCTATTATAGCAAGAGAAGAATAAAGGACATTCTTCACATTCAGTACCTTTAGCTCTATCTATCTGCTCTTCTGTTATTCTAATAGCATCATCAAATGTTTTTACTTTAAACATATCATCATAGATAGCCATGTTCTCATACATAAACGGGCTAAGATACCAGTCACCTCTCTTATAGTTAAGTACTGTATAGTTCATACCTGCATGAGAATGATCTACCATAATATTGTTTAACTTAGACTCGCGATGCCATGTGCTAAAGTATTCATTAAATTCATCAAGTGTTTTTAATATTATATTTGCTTTGTGAGAACGAGATACAGAAGGAATAAAATCAAGTATAGTATCAAAACGTTTTACTGCTTGATCATGTAATGCTTCATAATCTAGTCCATAGTCTTTAATGTTAACAACAAACGTATATGTTACCTCATGTTGTAAATTCTTATCGATGTACTTTAAGATTTCTGATACGTGTTGTATATAATCTTCATTAAAGAATTTGTGTGGGTTAGTCGCAATACCTATTTCAATTTCTGTATCGAAGTTTATATTATCAGTAATGTATTTACAAAATCTTTCGATATCTCCATCTATAAGAGTAGATACAAATGCTAGAATAGGGCTATTCTCATTTATTATATCTACTAGGTGAGGCATAACTTCATAGAAGTTTTCTGAAGCTAAGAAGTCAGTAGGACCGATAAGCATCTCATCAACGAGTATACCTTGATCTGTAATGCTTCTTATAAAGTCTTTTGCTTTATTTAATTGATGTTCATCACTAGCATTACCTCGACGGTGCACAAAACAACCAGGACATTTGTGATGACATCCATCTAACACATCAAGCTGAATCTTTACTGCTGATACAGGCTTAGTCTGAGTCTCTGTAGTTAGCTCGTAGTATAGGTTATTTTTAATCAGAGGCATACATATACTCTTTCAAGGCAACACAACTGTTCAACTTCCTTGACTTCATATATGTGTGTACGTTTCTCTCTGCGCAGCTCATAATAAACTCACAATCAGAACAATCATCAACAGTCTTTGCGTATTCTAAATTATCGGGTAACCAATCCTTATCCATACTTGTTTCAAACTCAGGGGTTCTTTGTATTATAGCATCATATAAGAATGGGTTAACATATAGCTTTCCGTTATAGAAGCTATAGTTCTGACATCCAAAACCGTTAAATCTAGCATTAAAGAATGTATAAAGATTTCTCCATTCACCATCTATATCTTGCTCAAATAAATCTTTTCTAAACATCTTAAGAAACTTATCAACTTTACCTCGTGCGTTTCTATCCGTTAAGAACGATGGAGTTACAACAATAGGTGCATTGAAATCTTCTTTTACTCTAGCGCATAACTCATTGTATGATATATTATTAAATAAGTCTTCTGTATAGTTTACTCTAAACTGAACTGATCCTATAGCAAACATCTTTATGTTTTCTAGGAAGTTAGGATCTAAATCGTTATCTAAATATGCTTCTACATCAAGCACTATCTTAAAGTCAATGTCAGGTATTCTATTAATATTAGTATACAGTTTCCATATTATATCAAGCTTAGGTTTAACTATTTTTGGATCTTGTAATAGTGTTGATGTAAAGCCAACACCACTAATACTATACAGATCTTTCATAGATGGATGATTCATTATCTCATCAAAGTTTTGAGCATCAAATATGTCTGTAGGACCTATAGTAATCTCATCTGGATAGAACTCACCCTCTATTAAAAGGTTATATAGTCCTGTCATGTGATCAGCTGATGTTAAGTTCTTTCTAGGAATAAAACAACCAGGACACATCTGATCACACCCATGAAGTATGTCCAGATTAATCTCAGTACGTAAGAAATCTATATTAGTAGGACTAACACCATGTACGTAATTATAATATCCTGCTGGAGTTTTATTAAGTTTTGTTATCATCGGTCAATAACAAGTCATCTGGGAAGAACTGAACTATCTGACTTGTGAGATTAGTCTCACATAAAATATGATAAAGGTCTTTACCAAAGTATTTTGGAGAATCATTATAGGTTTGCTTATTAAACTCTCTGGATAATCCTTCTTTACTAAGTATTAGTAGTAAAGCATCATAGCCTGTAGTAAGTAGCCTAGCTATATTAGGTCCACAAGCAGCGGGCTTGTCATGTATGGTTATATCATTAACAAGCTCAGCTAAGTTAACTTCCTTTGCTTTCATAGCATCATCAAAACCTTCATATAGTTTATATAGTGCAAAAGGTACAGATGAAGCAACAGACTCAATTAAATCTTCTACTAATTGTTTGTGGTCTTCTATAAACTTAAATATAAGCTTAGGAGGAAACATCCATAGTAATTGGCTCTCTTGTTCAGTAATATCATACCTATAATAAAACTTAATAATAAGAACAACCACCCTAGACAGTAAGGGACAATCAACCATAAAGTCTGATTTGATATAAGCCAGAATTAAGTCTTCATCTATACCAGAGAAGGTTGTCTTAAAGTTTGTATTAGCTAGATAGATTATAATGTGATTTGCAGATAGTTTTTCTTTACTCTTAGCATAATCAACCCAAAGGACATAATCCTCTAGTGTTGCTTTATCTTTGTATATCTGTACAAGATGTTGAGGAGAGAGTGGCAACTCATAACATGAGTTTATATCAGGTATTGTCATAATAAATTTTCCTCTTACAGTGGATATTTGTGAATAAGATAAGGAATGCGGTTTTGTCTCTTAGAGAAGAACTGAACATCTGTATTAATTAATTTAAGATCAGTTGTTAGGTTATCCATATCAAAGTCGTTTTGTAATACTTTACGAACGATAGGAAATACGTTCTTAAACTCTGTGTACAAGTCCATATATTCCCAACCTGTTGCATCACTATCAGCTTTACTTTGATGTGCTAGAATAAATGCAGCATCATCTTTAACTAGGTTCCATAACTCTTCTAACTTATAAAAAGCAGCTGTGTAGTTACCAGCGTTTGCTTTTACAACATAACAATCTTGAATCCAAGCAGTCTTATCTGTAGCATACTGAGAATTGCGAGATATATTAGCGTTCATCCAATCAATAACAGAAAGAATATATGCTAAGTAATGACGTCTTGATGTAAAGTGTTCCATCACATCTTGTGCCATAGTAGATTGATGCACAGTAAACTTCTCTTTTATAAGTGATTGTACAGAAGCAGTTCTATGATAATCATTTAACCAGAATAAAAGATCATAACTAAAGTTCTTACCATTCTGATAAATTACAGTATAAGGAGTTACTGCGCCACCTCCTGAGTCTGTGGAGAATAGTGTATCTACATGATTTGATACGTCATTAAACTCCTCATTAGCTAATACCATAGTCATCATAACATCCATAGAGAATATTTTCTCAAGAAATGCTCCAACCATGGATGTGATATTAGTATTATCAGGATAAAAATTAGAAGCTGTTAACAATCCATGAGTATATCTTGCAAACACTTTAATCATATCAGCTGCTGTTGCGAATAAGAGTATACGCTTATCACTATTCTGTATATAGTCTATATTATCTACATCATCAAAGTCCATGTAAGAAAGATATGAAGAAGCGCCTGATCTTACACCTTCAGCAATAAGGTTATATTGACCTTCAACCATAAATCCACCTGTAGATGGTCTAACAATGATAATATTTCTAGCAGTTTCGTTATGGTAGTATGAATTTAACTCACCAACTACAGTACCTAAATTATCCATTGTTGTGATGTACTTAGTGTTATTTAAGTAATTAAGATTTTGACCTATCATGGTTACGCTCCGTCTTTCATTTTATATTGAGTTGCATCATCATTCCAAGTAAAGTCGAATGGATTATAGTACTTCAAGATTTCTTTAGGTAGTACACACCCGTCTATGTTTAAGCTTTCTTGTGCTTCAAATACTAATCTGTTAGCACAAGCAATAGCAAATTTACAATCAGAGCAATCTTTTACCTTACTAGATCTATTTATACCTTTTGTTATAAGTTCGTTCTTACGCTGTAAGATCTCTTCAAAAGATAGTCCAGTCACATCTAAGTTCTTATTAGATAAGAAGAATGCTTGTTCATGAAGCATTACATTAAGATGCGTTGTTGGTCCATGCTCACCAGGTACAATAGTTATACCTACAAAGTTAATTGAGTTACAGTAAAGATTAGCCATTGACATAACAGCTTGTTTACTATTCTCTTCATCGATAACTGACTCTAAAAATCTATTCCAAGCAAATAAGTTATTACGTTGAATAATCTGATTAGGTGCTCTTGCAAATGCTGGATTCATCTCTACGATTGTTCCATAGTCATTGTAAGAACGATCAGTTAGTCTGTCATACTTTTCTTTATCTATTTGCTTTCCTACTACATTAGAAGCTTGTAGAGTCCAAGACCAATCCATCATCTTAGGAGTTTCGTTTTTAAAGAACTCTATCTTCTCCATAACAGAGTTATAATACTCATCGTCGTCTAACATTTCATTAATACGACCAATAGGCATAATAAACTCAATAACCATATCGCGTCTATATGCATCAAGGTCATCTAGTATAGCAAATATCTCTCTAACTTTCTCCATAGAAGCTTTATCAAACTTAGCAGGAGAAGCAATACGTGCTCCTGTATGTTCTCTCATTATAGCTTGTACTGTAGGATTAGTCAAGATATCTTTTGTATTTTTTGCTGAAAATAAATCGGTAGGTCCAATAACAAACTCTCTTAGGTTACCTCCTACACGCTTTACACCATCAGCTAACTCTTTAGCTCGATCAATAATCTGTTGATTAACTTCTGGATCAATAGCTTTATCAACAAAACATCCAAGACACCCTTGCTCACAACCAGACAATACTTCCATCTGGATTAGCACATCAAACTTAGTTGCATCAGATGGTGCTAGACTTTCCGGTCCAGAATATCTCATCTGTTTACAATATGATTTTTGCATAGTCATTAGCGTCTTCCTCTCGATGAATGGCAGCTTGTGTGGCAACTTGTATGGCATAATACAGCAGATATAGATCTATCCGTCATTCGCCCTTCAATTAGATCAACAGTTCTTCTTACTCCATCCTCTAACGTGTCTACAATATCTTGTGAATAAATTCTTGAACCAGCACTTACTCCTCCATCAATATAGTTATCAAATAAGCTATTAGCAGCTCCAGTATACTCAAATCTATGGCTAGTAGTATTAGATGTAGTTTGACCTACTGCTACTCCAGCATCTAACCCGATGTATACAGTTGTAGTTATACTAATAGTTTTATCAAATGTACGGAGCTTTGCGCCAGCATAAGTTTGCATATAACTATCTAAACTATCTCGAGTTAAATTACCCATTACCTACGACCTCTCGATGTATGACAGCTTGTATGACAAGAGTTATGACAAAGCAAACCATTAATAGATCTATTTCCAATTCTGCCTTCTATCTGATCTACTGTTCTTTGCATAGTATCACTTATTGAATTAATAACGTGCTGTGAATACATACGCGAACCTGTATAGATATTACCGTTTAAGTAATTATTATATAATGAATTAGCAGCACCTGTATATTCAAATCGTTCACTTCTAGCTTGAGTAGATGTAGCACTACGGAATGCAGTAGAGTATGATGTGCCACCTGGGTATTGGTTTGTACCACCTGTACTTTCATATATATAAGCTGTTACATTAAAGTTAACTGTCTTATCAAAAGTTCTAAGCTGACTTCCAGCTTGAGATTGTAAACTACTATTATTTTGTGCATATGTTGGCATTACTAAACTTTAACCTCAATTATTCCTTCACCGTCTTCTAGAGCTACTCCAACTAGTTCTAAGAAGTTTATCTCTGCAGATCTAGTTCCAGGAATTGCTTTACATTTACCGTCTGCATCTGCTACTATATAGTCACCCTTTTTAGCAGCTCCATTTATCTTACATGGGATACGTCCTTTAAGAGCAATGAATGGCCATAGCGGATCCTCTTTATTTTCTTCAGATACGTTCATTCTAAGCCCAGGCAATGTAGATATAACACCAGCAATAGCCATGCCAGGTTGCCACATAGTAACTTCTTCATCACCACCAATACCTAATAGATCACCTGGTTCATATACCGTATCAGCTAAATATTTCTCCGCAAGGTCAGACCAGTTAGCAGATGCTGCAGTACCTTGATAGATACCTGAGTTATCAACATACGATACATCGGAGTTGTTTCTTCTAAACTGAACAATTCTGTTTGAAGATGAGTCTGCAACAATATACCATCTATTTGAGTGGTATTGAATTTTACCTTTTGTGCCCGGATCACCAGTCCAGTTAGATGAAGCATTAGAGAAAAGACCACCGTTAGTAATATCAAGGTTTCCTCCACCAAATACACCAATCTCACCTTTCTGACCTTTAGAGCCTGTACTACCAATCTCACCCTTTTGACCTTTAGATCCTGTACTACCAGTTGATCCAGTTGAGCCAGTATTACCTGTATTACCAGTTTGGCCTTTCTGACCTTTTTGACCTTTAGCGCCTGTAGAACCTGTACTACCAGTTGATCCGGTTGAGCCAGTAGATCCGGTTGAGCCCACTTCCCCTTTTTGGCCTTTCTGTCCAGTTGATCCAGTATTACCTGTATTACCGGTTTGGCCTTTTTGACCTTTCTGGCCTACTTCGCCCTTCTGGCCTTTCTGTCCCTTTTCACCTTTCTGGC